GAATAAAGACCTTAAGATACCTTATAAAGACCTTATAAAGACCTTATAAATGCTCAAAGTTCTTGTGATCTTTGCCCGCAATCTAACAGTACTTCGAGAAAATGTCAACCCCCCGAAGATTACAAAATCCACACAGTACCTCATAAAACATCAGTAAAACTCATAAATACTCTCAACATTCTTGACAACCCCCTCAGAATAGTCTAGAATGAACTTATACACAAATGGAGGTCAACTTTCATGTCTGTTTCTTATCTTCAGAGTCAAAGACAACGTTATCGTGTAACATTAGAACTTGATGTTTTGAATGATTTTGACCCACACAATATGGAATGGGAGAGGATTTTTGATCTGGAACCCAATGAGAAAGTTTCTGCATATGTAGAAGATCTCGATGTACCTGTCCGTTGGTAATCTGTGGAAAAAAAGTTTTCCACAACCTTAAGAGTATGAGTCTATGAGATTACCTGTGGAGAAAGAGTTTTCCACAGGTATATACTTTATAAATAAACATATCAGATTTAAGAGTTATTAACTGTTTCAATCTGAAGTACAATTCTATCCCATAAAGCATCAACAGACGGTATCACCCGGTGAGTATAAGTCTTTCAGAGTGGATATCAAGAATTCCCTGCTTCTTTTGAGCACTTAAGAATCATTAACTGATACATTCTATTTGTATACGCTCAAGGCAGAAGTGGTTTAACGTTAGTGTTCCAGAGTTGCCGAACCCCAAGTATATTTTAATAGAGCACCGGTAAGAATCACAAAAACAGGGACGATTCCTGATAGAATTGATTTTCAATTCATATCACTTAGGAGTCGATTTATAGTGTTTATATACCTCTTATATAAAACCTGATAAGAATTCCCGGGGCCTTTAAAGTGTCCCTATAGTATGAGCACCACCCAAACCAAGATGACCACCTCAACTTTCCAACTCAATGCCCTCGACATTTCTTATAACGGGTGGAACAATTATGAGACCTGGAATGTTGCTCTGTGGATCAACAATGATGAGAGTTTGTATCACATGGCACAAGAGTGTGGTTGTTATGAGGACTTTGTAAAGTGTCTTCCTAAAAATGCAAAAACACGCGATGGAGTTAGGTATAACGACCCGAAGGTGAATGTGGTACAACTTAACTCTGACGTGTTCGACTTCTAAGTAACATTTTGACCCAACGGGAGTAGGGGTCATTAAATATACTCCTCCCAGCACACATTCTAACTCTTCTTTTATGTTCAACGCTTTACGCTATGTTTATGACTTGGTTACATGTTTAGAATTTCGTGAACACGAATTTGGGCGTATCTTTAATGAGGATTGGTATGATGAAAGTGTTCAGATTCAGGGGTTTCTTACATATCTAATGTCATCAGGTCAGTTAGATTTAACAGTCGCACCTAGGTTTTTTGCTGATGTTGAAACCATAGATGATGCAATTGCAAAATGGCAGTCTTATAATATCTAAACTAACAATTAAGGGGAATGAGATGCGCCCTTATAAAGACACTCATTGAGAGAAGAAGCAAAGGCGGTTCTCAACTACTCCGACAAATAGAAGCGGAGAACTGATGTTGAGGTAAAAACAATTCCCGCGCTCTTAATACACAAAACACACACAAACTCTCTCTCTCTTTCTTTGTTATTATGTCTAAGTCTGTGATTCTTTCTCTGTTGGCACAAGGTAACACTGGCACTGAAATCTTGGGTATCCTGGATACACTAGTTGCCGATATTGAACAGGAGAATATTGATGACGTTGCTGAATACTATGCAGCATTGTAGTTAGTAACTGTGTGCCCTCTGGATGACTCTGGAGGGCACGATTATACCTTCGTGATAGACAGTGAAACGACAGTGTTTTATGCCGGTTGTTGATGGCGTTGTGGCGGCGATGCGTATATAAAAATCGATAAGTCCCTAACCTACAGAGGTGACAAAACGAGACCTCTATCTCACACTTATAAAAAAATTTCCCAGTGAAAAAAATCTTCCCTCAGAAGTCTTACACACAAATAAAAACTCCATACTGGAATTTTTACAGAGTTGTACTTGCAGGATGGATGATAAGATATCCGAAACCTTTTTTTGTTTTTTTAGGATTTTGTATTGTGCTTATATATAATGCGGTCACAAGATAATTCAAGATAAAAAAATTTCCGGTAAAAATTTTATGACTCAAATCGAAAAAATATATCACATATATGCAGGAGATAAATGTTTATTTCATTCTATCAAAGAAGAAGAATTTAATACAACCTGGTCAACACTTAAGATTATGGTCGGTCTGATGAAAACAGACTATACTATAGAAGACTTGTCTTATGAAGAACTTACCTTCAATAAAGATCTGGCACTTCATTCTTCTCATTGACAATTCAAAGGTAAAGGACTAAAATAAAAAATGAAAATGGATTGATTCACTTATGGCAAAAGGATTTACAGTCAAAGCAAATGCACCAAAACCAAAGGAACAAGAATGGGATATTGATGCAATTAAAGAAAGAATGCGTGGAAAGTCAATTGTATTTTGTCTTCCTGGTCGTGGGTGTTCTTTTATTTTTCTCAAGGCATTTGTACAACTCTGTTTTGATCTCGTACAAAATGGAATGAGTATTCAAATTTCTCAAGACTACTCATCAATGGTAAACTTTGCACGTTGTAAATGCCTAGGTGCAAATGTATTACGTGGACCAAAACAAATTCCCTGGGATGGAAAACTTCAATATGATTATCAACTTTGGATTGATAGTGATATTGTTTTTGATTCTACCAAGTTCTGGCAATTGTGCGATATGGCACTGCCCGCAGAAGGAGACGAAAAGGAAATCGTTGGTGGTTGGTATGCCACAGAGGACGGTGTTACAACTTCTGTTGCACACTGGTTAGAGGAAGATGATTTCCGCAGAAATGGTGGTGTGATGAATCACGAAACTGTGGAGAGTATCTCAAAAAGGCGTAAGCCATTCACAGTGGATTACACTGGTTTTGGTTGGGTATTGATTAAGAAAGGAGTTTTTGAAAATCTTGAATACCCTTGGTTTGCACCTAAGATGCAAGTCTTTGAATCTGGTGCAGTACAAGACATGTGTGGTGAGGATGTCTCATTCTGTCTCGATGCAAAAGAAGCAGGATTTGAAATCTGGTGCGATCCGCGCATTCGTGTCGGACATGAAAAGACTCGTGTAATCTAATGAAAGAAAAACTTTATAATTTACTTTATAAAGGACGTATCATACACAAAAATCTCACTGCAGAAGACTGTGGTGAGATTCTTCAAGACCTCTCCGAGCAGTTTTATGCAGGAGAAGATATTGACCCAGAACTTATTGAACTTGAGGAGGTTTAAATGGCAGCAAATAAAAAATCACTGAGTGGCTCAGATGGTATTGAATCCCATTCCAAAAATACTCGACAGGGTTATGGAAGAAATACAAAGTACTCTGCAACCAGCAGAAATAAACCTCGTAAACCACGAAGAGGGCAAGGTAAGTAAAGAATATTTCTCAAGGCATTTGAAGACTCTTCAAGTGTCTTTTTAATTCTTATAACTAATTAAGACTCTTATTTGCCTTATAATCTGGGTGGCGCCTCGCTTCTCGCTTGAAGGGAACTTGAAGAGAATAAAAAAAAATCTGTAAATGTCTTACCTAAATCACAATCTCCCAACAATCACTTGTTATATTCGTAACGAATTTCTCTATAATCATAAAAAAGGACATGGAGAGGTAACTTTATGCGACGTACACTCCGTAGCATCCTTAGAGAAGCACGTACCCCTCTTTGAGGCATTTCTAGAGAACGGAGTCAACTGGACAAGAAGACCAATTCATGCATTTTGTTGGAAACCAGATGCACAAGTTCCAAAATTAGAGGAATGTATGTGGTGGGATTGCTTTTCTCCTTATGTTGATGTTCAAGTACGTTCAAGATTGGCTAACTTACGTGCCGAACTTATCAACTATAAGGGTAAAAAGAATGAAGGAACTTATTTGTTTACTCTTGATTGGTCCTGGGAATCAAAATCTACTTTAAATACAAACTTTAGTGAGACACCAGAACATAAATGTGCTCATTTCTTTAAAATGGATAATGGAAACTTCTATGCATATCCAAATAACAAGATTTTATGGTACGATGATGCTTGGATACGCAATAGAATTACCAAAAATCCTGGGTATGAAATCGATATGACTGAATATTCTGTTGAAAATCTTCGTAAAATTGAAACATCTGACGATTTTATGTATGAAATCAAAGAAATTCGGGATAGCAACCCCGTAAAAAGTTCTGATTTACCAAATCAGGAGCAAACTCATGACCAAAAAGGTGGATAAGGACTCAGATTATATGAGAGACCAATGGGGAACATCATATCTCTCTAGTGAGTATGGTTGGGAAGAGAAAATAAAAAAGCAAAAGATGCTTCGTGAAATCTCAAATGATGATCTCACACCCAAAAAGCACGATTTTGTAGTTCAAAAAGAACTTCATGAAAAAATTCGAAATGATGATGATTATGATGATTGGGAGTATGGAACCGAACCCATTCCATTAACCGAATTTTAGTGAATAAATAATATAGATTCATAATATTCAATGCCTCTAGAGCGAGTCAGTCAAGGTTTCAAAGACATCAGTATGTCTTTTCAGGTTAATCCCCTGAATCTAGACTTAATTGCTCTGAAAAATGAAACTGCAATTGCTCGTTCAGTTCGTAATATTGTATTTACTCTTCCAGGAGAGAAATTCTTTGATTCAAATTTTGGATCTCGAATTTCAAACTCTCTTTTTGAAAATGTAGATGAAATTTCTGCATCAATCATTCGAGATGAAATACGAAATTCAATCACAAACTATGAACCACGAGTTGAATTGATTGATGTTCAGACAACTCCTGATTATGATAATGCATCATTTGATGTTTTAATTCAATATCGAATTATTGGTGCAGATGTGTTGCCTCAGCAACTTGAATTTGTTTTGCAACCTACTCGGTAATTAGGTAAATGCCATTAGTCAATTTTACAAATCTGGATTTTGACCAGATTAAGACAACTCTTAAAAACTACTTAAAAGCCAATTCCAACTTTACGGATTATGACTTTGAGGGATCTAATCTCTCGACAATTCTTGATGTTTTGGCATACAACACTTATATAACTTCATATAATGCAAATATGGTTGCAAATGAAGTTTTTATTGATAGTGCAACACTCAGAGAAAATGTTGTTTCACTTGCAAGAAATATTGGATATGTTCCAAAGTCAAGAAAGGCAGCAACATCAACAGTTAGTTTTTTTGTAGATACTTCGAGCATCACTCCACCTCCAGTATCACTTACATTGCACAAGGGACCAATTGCAAGCACTTCTGGGTCCTTTGGCAATCAATCATTTGTATTTTCAATACTTGAAGATATTACAGTTCCTGTTTTTAATAATATTGCATCATTTGATGAAATTAAAATTTATGAGGGAGTTCTTTTAACCAGTAATTTTACATATAATCCAAGAAATCCAAATCAGAGATATATTCTTCCAAACTCTGGAATTGATACGGATTTGATTTCTGCAATTGTAAGACCAAATGAGACCTCTACAATATCAGTTAAATACAATCTCCAGAATAGTTTGTTTAATGTAAATTCAGAGTCAGAAGTTTATTATATTCAAGAAATTGAAGACGAAAGATATGAATTAATTTTTGGTGATGGTGTTTTTGGAAAAGCACTTGAAGATGGAAATTATATTCAGGTTTCTTATATCGTATCAAATGGTGACAGTGGAAATGGAATCGGACAATTTACATTTTCAGGAAGACTTTCATATACTCGAAATTCAATTACATATAACATTACTTCGGGTATTTCTTTACTTACAACAGGTCTAATATCTTCGGGTGGAGAATCTATTGAACCAGTAGAATCGATTCGTAAATTTGCACCTAGAATTTATGCATCTCAAAATCGGGCACTTACATCCAATGATTATGAAACTTTAATTCCTGCAAAAATTTATCCAGAGGCAGAATCTATTTCTGTTTTTGGTGGAGAAGAATTAATTCCCCCACAGTATGGAAAAGTTTTTATTAGTATTAAACCAAAAACTGGCGATTTTTTGCCAAATTTAATTAAGGAAAATATTAAATTAAAATTGAAACAATATGCGGTTGCGGGAATTGTTCCTGAAATTTTGGATCTAAAATATCTTTACTTGGAAGTAATTTCGAATGTATATTATAATTCAAATTTAGCACCAAGTGCATCTAACATATCAAGTATAGTTCAATCAAATGCTCTTAAATATGCAGAATCTACAGAACTTAACAAATATGGTGCTCGATTTAAATA